GTTTGATCAGCTTAGCATTCCCCTCGACCCTCCGCAGGAAGAGATGCCCAATTTGTTGAATATGGGCAGGATCAATCCCGAGATGAAAACCCCATCTCGGCAGGGGCGTTCAGCAATTGTGAGATCTCCCCTTTATGGGAAGGTTGCGCCCGTCAAGCGCGCCCCTGCGCGTCTTCTTCCTTTCAAAGGTCCAGATGGCAGTAGAATTGATCCACTGGACATTGCTCTTTCATCTTATTGTACCCCTGACGTCTATATACCTGCGGCCAAATTATGTTCAGCACGTGAGTCGTTGTATGACATGCTCATGAGTTGTTCACCTCATAGTGTTGAAAAGGTTGTTTATGGTTTTGAGGAAGGGGTACTAGGAGATGGTGCCGGGTCAGAATTTGGTCCCGTACCGAGGATGAAATCTGCTGGATTCCCCTATAATGTGATGGGTGGTATTACCAGTAAGTGCAGATTCTTTGGTTCAGGGGTTGATTATGATCTGGAGAACCCGGAATGCTTACATTTGCGAGAAGAATGCGACAAAGTTATCCGCAATGCTGAAAGTGGGTTACGGATGATGCATGTTTTCACGGATGCCTTGAAAGATGAAAGACGATCTCTCGCCAAAGTAGCTTTCGGAAAGACCAGGATGTTTTCGGGTTCCCCCACACCTCTTTTGATCGTGTCTCGCCAATATTTTGGTGCTTTCCAGAAGTGGATTGTGAGAAATCGCATCCACAATGGGATTGCCATTGGCGTTAATGAATATTCCAGTGATTGGGATTTCATTGCACGCCGTCTTGAGCGGTTTGGTACAATGCGTAATATTGGAGCTGGTGATTATCAAGGTTTTGATCAGAAACACAAACCAGCTGTAATGTGGGAGATCTTGAGGATGATACAGGACTGGTATGGGTATGATGACCCCAAAGCTACAAGGGTGAGGGAGATTTTGTGGTTTGAGTCGTTAATTCTCGCCACGTGGTCAAGGATCACCTAGTAGCTTGGCCGTCATCAATGCCATCGGGTCATCCATTGACTGCTCTTGTCAATTGTTTGTACAATCACATGTTGTTTCGCATGTGTTGGATAGATCTGGTAAACCCTCGGCGATTGGATGCGCATTCTTTTAATAAGTTTGTGTACGTGATCGTTCTGGGTGATGACAATGTGTTCTCAGTACATCCTGACTATGTTTGTGTTTTCAATGAAGC